GCCTCGAAACCGCGCATCGCCAGCTCTCATGCGGTTTGTGGGCCATGGGCACGGCTGGTTTCGAACCAGCGACCTCTCGCGTGTGAAGCAGGAGGGCAGACTCCGGCGGCTTCGCGTCAGACTGCGGATTCCCCAGCGCAGAGCGGATGCAACGGCCCGACCGGTGCGGCTCCGCACGGCTCCGTTGGTCCACGTTCGGACCAGCGAACGGACCAGCGGCAGGTCACCGACCTGACCCACCGCGCAGCCTCCGAGCAGGAGCTGATGCGCCGCACCGCCGAGGGTGACGAGTCGGCACTGGCCGAACTGGTCCGCCGCGGCGGGGAACTGCCCGCACGGGAGCCGATCGCCGCGTGAGGTTCCGCTACCGCTCGCCACGGATCTTCAACGAGCCCGGCGTCTTCCTCGTCGTCGGCTCCCGCAGTCTCTGCCTACTCCCCCTCCCGACGAAAGGACGCCGATGAGCGAACACGACGCCTTCGACCTCGACGGCGACGGGGAGACGATCGCGCTCTTCCCCGAGTCGCAGTCCGAAAAGGACGCGCGCGAAGCCTTCTACAACACGACCCCGGACCGCCGCCGGGAACGGGTCGACTCCTACATCCACACCGTCAAGCTGACGGGGTCGCTCCGGCTGGAGGACGCGCTCCGCAACTGCGACATCGTCTCGGTGAGCTTCGCCGATGCCGACGGGCAGGTCATCGCCACCGGCACGGCCGAGATCGGGGTCGGCTTCAAGAAGCACGTCACCAAAGAGGCGACGATCATGGAGCGCGTCCACACGGCGAAGGTGGACGGTTGATCGAGGGGTCGCCGGAGTTCGGACGCGTTCTCGCCCCCTACGGAGGCATCGAGAACTGTGCTGCCGACATCTGCAAGGCGCCCGCGCTCGACGAAGAGAAGGGCGCCTACATGTACCGGGATCTGGAGAGCGGCAAGCTCGTAATCTTCTGTGGGGACTGTGCCCGCTATGTCGAGCTGAACCGTCCAGAACGCTTCAAGTTGGTGGCGCTGTGAACACCCCCGCCGCAAGCCGCCACCGCATCGCCCTCGACCGCGCCACCCGGTCACACCGCGGGGGCAGCGGAGCCAACGGCAAGAACGACGGCGCGGAGATCGGCAGCACCGGAGGCAAGCGCATGGTCGGGGTCGGCGGCGGCGCCCGTCGAGGGATGACGTTCGGGCGGAGGCTGGGATGACCGACGAGGCCCTGGTCGCCCGCGCCCAGCAGGGCGACGAACTGGCGATGCGCCGGATCCTCCACCGCCATGAGGGCCTGATCCGGATGATCGCGTCCGCCTACTTCATGCTCGGCGCCGATGCCGAAGACCTCCGGCAGGAAGGCCGGGTGGGTGCCTTCAAGGCCGTGAGGGACTTCCGCCCCGGCAACGGATCCGGCTTCAGGAACTTCCTCGATTTGTGTGTCCGGCGCCAGGTCATCACCGCGGCGAAGGCCGCATCACGCCGCAAGCACTCACCGCTGAACGAGGCCTTGTCGCTCCGGGGCACCGTCAGCGGCAGCAGCGACATCGAAGATCCGATGCTCGAAGAGGTGCTGGCCGACGAACGGCGTCCCGACCCGGTCTCTGCGTTGGAGGCGAAGGAAGAATTCGAGGCGGTGCGAGCGACCTTCTGCCGGCTGTCCGCCCTCGAGCGCCAGGCGGTCGGCGGCATCGCCTCCGGCCTCAGCTACGAGCAGGTCGCCGAGGACACCGGCCGAGGGTTCAAGACGATCGACAACGCGGCGCAGCGCGCGAAGCGGAAGATCCGCGAGGGGCTGGAGGCCGCAGCGTGAGGCTGGCGCGTGCTCTCGCACTGGCCGTCGGCATCGCCCTGCCCCTGTGGTGGCGCCAGCTTCGGTTCGAGCGCGAGGTAGCCCGAGCCTTCGAGGTAGAGCACGGCGACCTGCGCGCCTTTGCGGCGAATCTCGACGGCGCCTACCAGCGATGGGCGGGGCGCCTGGTCGAGGAGGTCGAGAGCGCGATGAGGGAGGGCCGGTGATCGACGACCTGATCCACGAGATCCTCGGCAAGTTGGAGATGCTCGCCGACGCCCCGACGCAGAACCTTGACCCCAACCGCGTCCACGAATCTGCGACGAAGTCCAAGGCGCCGGCGGGGGTGGGTCTCCGAGGCGACCCGACCAAGCCCCCCGACAAAGACCGCGTCTCCCTCTTCGAGTGGTACTCCTGGCACTTCGCCCGGGCCAAAGCCGACGGCGACGAGGGCAAGCTGCGCAGCCTCTATCTGCTCGCGCAGGTCGAGTACCTCGATTTCCGTTTCCGCGTTCCCCACCGGGTGTCGCTCCGCGAAGGCAAGTTGGACGACCGGGACGCGGAAGACCCGATCAAGGTCGAGGAACGCGCCGCGGTGCGCATCGTCGACCTCTACGAGGGCAAACCCGCGCACTTCGTCGCCGTCCTGGAGCGCTGCACCGTCCAGTGGGTCAAGAAGGCCCGGAAGTGGAACGAGCGCGACCCGGAGACCGGCAAGCCCCTGCCCGAGTTCTACGGCTGGGATGAGGACCGTCGTCGCCATGAGGTGCAGATGATGGCCGGACGCGAGATGGGACCGACGGCGATCGCCACGGAGCTTGGGGTGTCGGTGAACACGGTGCGGCGCTACCTGCCGAAGCAGGTTGAGGCCGTCTCGGTGGCGGCGTAGGCTGAGGGCGATGACCCCCCTCGACGACTCCGGCGGCCTTCCCGAATTGTCGACCACGATCCCGCACGAGCCGTCAGTCTGGGGCAAGGAGTTCACCGCCGACGAGGTCAATTCCCCGGCATTCGGCGTGGCGACGGTGAGCACCGACTCCCGACTCACGGGCGCAACCTTCGACCCGAACACCGGCTACTGGATGAGCGATGTCCTGCTGCTGCCGGACGGGTCAACCCGCCACGCCCCGTGGAAGCCTCCCTATCGCTGGCACCGCGAACCCATCAAGCGCCTACGTGTCGAGTTGGCGCGGTGGAAGGCACGGCGCTGATGGGTCGCTGCCTAGTCAAGCTCGCCGACGAAGAGTATGTCGAGTGGTCAACGGTCGTCGATGCGCCCGTGACCTGGATCCTGACCCGCGAGGAGATGATCGCCTACCTCCGCGATGAGTACGGCCGCGCCCGAGAGCACGAGACCCCCGAACGTCTGGAGCGGTGCGAGCAACGCGGGCACAGCGCGCTCTGGCCCGGCGCCCGAGACGATGACTCTGCGGCGGAGTTCGTGCGCTACAACCGCGCCGGGGAGGGCGAGGCAGAAGCCACTCTGGAGGAGATCCGCGAGCGGTACCGGGCGCCGGCCGAGGCAACCTGATGTCCCTCGCCGACTTCCCCAACGCCGAGACGGTCCGGCGCGCCAACGACCGCCTCAAGATGGAGCAGGCGCGCCTCGCCACCGAGCAGAGCGTCCAGGATGCCGAAAGGCGCATTGCCTCGAACCTTGCAGCCTCGCTGAGGGCGATGGGGGGCACCCGCGTGGCGCTCAAAGGCCATGTCCGTGGGCGCCTCGCATCACGCTGATGGCGCGCGGCCCGATCCCCGACAAGCCCCGCGACCGCCCGACGGTCCCGCAGGTGCTGGAGTTCGCCCAGGCCTACAACGCGGCACTCGAACAACGCGGCTCCTACGTCTGGGGACCGCTCCATATCGCGCTCGGCGACGGCAACCTGGAGGAGGGCAGCATCGTCTTCTGCGCCCACGCGGCGATCGACGAGGCCGACGTCGATGGGGCGCGCCTCGCAGGGATGCTGCTCGCCATGACGGGCACCCAACGGCGCAAGCTCTACGGAAGCCTGTAGCTGCTCGGCCTGCAAGATCGCGCCCAGAACCACTGAGTCGTCCGGGTGCAATGGCTATCGTTGCACCCGTTCCCGCAGGTAGGACAGCTACGTCCGCAACCGGGATCGATCCTCATCCGAGTAAGCGCCGACTCGCTCTGACAGGGACGAGAGAAGAGGCGTAAGCCCAAGCGATGCCGACCACTTCTGCGTGGTCGAAGGCGAGACGCTTGGCATACATCGACGCGACGTGGAGAAGCGGCATCTCGCCTGGCTCATAACCAGGAGATCGCGGGTTCGAGTCCCGCCGTCGCCATAGGACGCGCAGCCTCGTCAACTCCTGCCAGCCCGGAGGCGAGCGCGTCCGCCCTCTCGGTCCGCCTTGAGCCACCGGCCCTCTTCACCCGGCTCGGCGGACCGTTCGACGCAGCCCTCTGCTCGGCACGCCCACAGCGGGTGCCCGGTGGCTGCGTATCGGTCGTGCCCTCGACAGATCGGTCCCGGTGGCAGCCGGACGCCCGCCGACATAAGCATCCGCCGCGCTCGAAGGGCACGGACCGCGGCGGCCCGACTTCTCCGCGCCCGCCGCTTGGGACATCGCCCCGGACATCGCGCGACCCACGGCGGCTGTCAAGCGCTTCGTAGAGCGCAGAACCGCCGGACATCCCGGCGCCCATCCGCTGGGACATCTTCGATTCACAACCAGCGCCGCTCCAGGCGCAGGAGGCTCCCAATGCAATACCTCGACCTCACCCCGGAGCGGGTGCTAGAAGCACTCCGCCCCAACGAGACCGCCCACGACATCGCCGAACGCCTCGGCGAGCCCCAGGGCAAGACCGGACGCACCGACTGCTCACGGGTGGTCCGGATCCTCAACCGGCTGCGCGGCGAAGGCGTGGTGGTGCGCTCCACGCCCGGCCCGAAAGACGGCCCGTGGGTGGCGCGCTGGAGCTTCGCATGAGCCTCGGCAAGCTGGAGATCAAGACGAACGGCCCGACCGGCGAAGGAGCGCAGGTCATCCTCGACGGCCACGACATCTCGGACTTCACCACCAAGGTGGAGTTGGCAGTGGGGGTCGGCGAGATCAACTCGACCGTCCTGACGCTGATGCCGCAGAGCATCGAGGTCGACGGCGAGGCGCTTGCCGAGGTCAAGGCAGTGCTCGACTTGGCGCGCGGGGCTGACGGATGAACCCCGGCTGGATCGGAGTGGACCTCGACGGCACCCTCGCCGAGTACGACCAGTGGGAGGGACCGACCACCATCGGCGCCCCCATCCCCGCCATGGTCGACCGCGTCAGGCGCTGGCTGGACGAAGGTCGACAGGTGCGCATCTTCACCGCCAGGATGTTCGAGGGCGGGGACGAGGTGGCCGACGCGATCCGGGAGTGGACCCGCGAGCACATCGGCACCCCACTCCCCGCGACGTGCGTCAAGGACTTCGACATGGTCGAGCTCTGGGACGACAGGGCCGTAGCCGTGGAGGCCAACACCGGTCGGGCGCTGACGCCTAGTCGGCGTGGGCTGGATGGGGACTACGCGAGAGGCGGCATCGTCGCTGGCCCCGACGGCCCCGGGTTGGCGACCCTGCCGAAAGGGACCGCCGTCATCCGGCAGCACGGCTGAACCTCATGGAACCGGCCGACCCCAAGTACTGCGGCGCCGAGAACCGTCAGGGCGAGCCCTGTGGCAGGACGGCAGGCTGGGGCACGAGCCATAAGGGCATCGGCCGTTGCCGTCAGCACGGCGGCGCCTCCCCGCAGGCCGAAGTCACCGGCGCCGTCCAGCTCGCCCGCCGCGAGGCCGCGGTGATGGGCGCCCCGCTGGAGAACCTGACCCCGGAAGTCGCCCTGCTGGAGTGCATCCGCATCACCGGCGGCGAAGTCGCCTACGCCTCCGAGCGCATCGCCGAACTCCAGCCCGAGGACGCGGTCGGGCCCGTGACGACCGTCGTCGACCGCCCGCTGAAGGAAGAAAAGGGCGCCGAGTCCCTGAGCGAGCGCGTCGTCGAGACCACCAAGGGACCGCCCGCCCTCCACATCTGGATCGAAGTCCGCGCCAAGGCGATGGACCGCCTCGTCAGCTACTCCAAGGTGGCGATCGCCGCCGGCCTCGAGGAGCGACGGGTGCGGGTGGCCGAAGCGCAGGGCAGCCTCATGGCCGAGGCGGTCAAGGGCATCCTCGTCGACCTCGACGTCGCCGACGACCCTCGTGCCCCCGAAGTCGTCCGCAAGCACCTGATGCGCATGTCGAGTGCGGGGCGGGAACTGACGGCATGAGGGGCTGCATCCCGGGCCTCGTCCACCGCTGGCTCTGGTTCGAATGGCCCGATGAGGCATTTCCCGAAGAGGGCGACATCGTCATCCGGGAGACGACCGGATCGTGCTGGCTTGTCCTCTCCGTCAAGCCCTCTCGCAAAGGCGGACGCTGGCGGACCGCGCAGGTCGAAGGACTCGGGACCGGCGCCGCTGAGCCGGACGACGATGGCACGTTCACGCTCGTGCCCTGGACCACCGAGATGCGCGAGGCCGTCGAGATGATCGAACACGCCGAACGTCAAGAGGCCCGCGATGCTGCTGGGAGGAACTGAGCCGCCCGACGCGTTCGCCGTCGCGGCCGACATCTTCGACCCGCCGCCCGACGAGGACCGCGCGCTGGCGCAGGCCTGTGCCGCCAACCTCGGCACCTGCATCCGCGAGGCGTGGCCGATCCTGGAGCCCGCCACCCCCTTCGTGGACGGCTGGCATGTGGACGTGATGGCCGAGCATCTCGAAGCCGTCTCGGCCGGGGAGCTGCGCCGCCTGATCATCAACATCCCGCCGCGGGCGATGAAGAGCCTGACGACCGCGGTCTTCTGGCCCTCATGGGACTGGCTGAAGCACCCCTCGCTCCGCTGGCTCTTCGCCACCTACGCTTCGGAACTGAGTCTCCGCGACTCGCTGAAGATGCGGCGCCTGATCGAATCGAAGGGCGGGCGCGAGGAGGGGACGATCTTCCAGCGCATCGGCTACCAGGGCGTCCTGCGCCTGCTGCAGCCGGAGCCGTGGACGCTGACCTCCGACCAGAACGCGAAGGGGAAATACGAGAACACCGAGACGGGATTCCGCCTCGCCACCTCGGTCGACGCGATGGCCACCGGTGAGGGTGGCGACCGGATCGTCGTCGACGACGCCCTCTCCGCCGACCAGTCCCGCTCTGACGCGAAGCGCGAGCACGCGAACACCTGGTGGTCGGGGACGATGTCCACCCGCTTCAACAACGACCGGGCCGCCGCGGTGATCGTGATGCAGCGCCTCCATGAGGAGGACCTGACCGGCTACCTGCTGGAGCGCGGGGACTGGCACCACCTCTGCCTTCCGGCCACCTACGAGCCGTCGCACCCGTTCGTCTACCCCGAGAGCGTCACCCTGCCGAGCGGGTGGGAGCTGGCGGGCGACCGGCGCAAGGGCGAGGGCGAGCTGCTCGAGCCGGTGCGCCTCGGCCACGAGAAACTTGCCGAGCTCCTGAAGGAACAGGGCTCCTACGGCTACGCCGGGCAGCTACAGCAGCGCCCGGCCCCGGCCGAAGGCGGGATGTTCAAGCGGCACTGGTGGAAGCGCTGGCGCGAGGAGACGCTGCCGATGCGCCTGGAGAAGACGATCGCCTCGTGGGACATGCGCTTCGGCGAGTCGCAGTCGGAGTCGTCCTCCTACGTCGTCGGCCAGGTGTGGGCGGCGAAGGGCGCCGACCGCTACCTGCTGGCGCAGGTGCGGGCACGCCTCAGCTTCACCGAATCGCTGCGCGCCGTGCAGGCGCTCGACTCCTTCATCACCACCGGCGCGAAGCTGGTCGAGGCCAAGGCCAACGGCAAGGCCGTCATCGACACGCTGAGCGCGACCATCACCGGCCTCATCCCGGTCGAGCCCGAAGGCGGCAAGGAGGTCCGCGCCGCGGCCGCCGAACCGATCGCCGAGGCCGGGAACATCTACCTGCCCGACGCCGAGTTCATCCCGTGCCCGCCGCCGATCGAGTGGACCGACGACGCCGGCAACCACCGCCGCCTGGAGTTCGAGCCGACGCGCGTCGACGAATGGATGCACGAGCATGCGGTCTTCCCCAACGGCGCGCACGACGACCAGGTGGACGCGATGAGCCAGGCGATGTCCTACCTGCAGGGGCCACCGGTGACCGCGCCGATAGTCGGCAAGCGCGCGAGCCGTCACCGCGGGGTGGGCTGACAACTTCACCGAGATACCCACACAGGCCGGGCCGCGGCGTGGAGCGCCAGCGGACGAAGCGACCCACTCCATGCGCGCGCGACCTGCTGGAGCCGCGGGTCAGGGCGCCCGGCGAATACTTCGACCCGAGGGAGGGTGAGATGCACGGAGCACGCAGGCGAATCGGCGGAGCGCTCGGGCGCCTGCTCGACCGCGCCCGTCACCACTTCGGCGGCCCGCTGGCGCCGGTGCCCGCGTGAGCGCCGCCGCCAAGAACCTCGCCGCCCTCCAGGCGGCGGTCGTGCAGCACAACGGGAACTGCGGCTCGCCCCTGACCGCGATCCTCCTGAACCCCTTCGAGGTCGAGCGCCTGGGTTGGGATGACTTCCGGGGTGTGCCTATCCGCCCGGACGATTCACTGCCGACCGGGCGGTTCCGCCTCGTCTGCGACGGCGACCACTCGAAGACGCCGCCCATCGCCGAGATGGTGGCCGAGAAGCGTCGCGAGTACGTGGGGGCGTGATGGCGGTCGGGCTGATGTGCCTGCACACCGGCCTCGCGATCCCGAACTGCTCGTGCCGCGCCTGCACCCGCCGCCTGATCGACGAGATGGACCGGGCCGCCGCGGCGAAGCCCGGGCCCGCGAGGACCGAGCCCGCACCGCCGCGCCGCATCTCCCCCGAGTGGGCCGAAGCGCTCCGCCACCAGCGGGCGCCCGGCCACTAGACCCCCACACCGACCGGAGGACCATGTCCCGCCACGCCAAGCGCACCCGCGCCGACAACCGCACGCGCCATCAGCGCGACGAGGCCAAGGCTGCGCGCCGGCGGACGCGGCTCGCGCGACGTGAGCGCGAGGAGGCCCGACGTGGCTGACGGCGTGATGCCGTCCCTCGTCCAGAAGCGGCGCCAGGCGGTCTACAAGGCGCCGTCTGAGGCCTTCGCCGAGCTCGGCGTCACCGGCCTGCGCCAGTACGGCGGCTTCGTCGCCGAGGAGTGGCTGCGCCAGCTCGCCGGCCAGGGCCGCGCCGCCAGGGTCTGGCGCGAGATGGCCGACAACGACGCGACGGTCGGCGCGCTGCTCTTCGCGGTGAAGATGCTCGCCCGCGGCGTCGAATGGACGGTGGAGGAGGGAGCCGATCCCGCCGCCGCCGAGTTCGTCGAGGAGTGCATGGACGACATGTCCGGCACCTGGGAGGACTTCATCTCCGAGGTCATGACGATGCTCCAGTACGGCTGGGAGCTGTCGGAGATCGTCTACAAGAAGCGCCAAGGGCCCGAACCCAGGGGCAAAGGCCCTGACGGCCGCCCCCTCCCGACCTCGAAGTTCAACGACGGCAAGATCGGCTGGCGCAAGCTCCCGATCCGCGCGCAGGAGACGCTCTCGCGCTGGCTGATCGATGAGACCGGCGGCATCGAAGGGATGGAGCAACTACCGCCCACCGGCGGGCTGCGGACCATCCCGATGGAGAAGGCGCTGCTGTTCCGCACCGAGACGACCAAGGGCAATCCCGAAGGCCGCTCCATGCTCCGCAACGCCTACGTCGCGTGGTACCGCAAGAAGACGATCGAAGAGATCGAGGCGATCGGGATCGAGCGCGACCTCGCGGGTATCCCGACGTTGAAGGCCCCCGATGGCTTCGACTTCCAGGCCGAGGCGAACAAAGCGATCGTCGATGCGGCGCAGGATCTCGTCACCACGGTGAAGCGCGACGAGGACGAGGGCCTGCTGATCCCGGCGGGGTGGGAGTTCGAACTCGCCACCACCGGTGGGTCACGGCAGATCGACACCGACCAGGTGATCCGCCGCTACAAACTCGACATCGCCACCACGATCCTCGCCGACATGCTGCTGATCGGCCAGGACAAGGTCGGCAGCTACTCGATGCTCGATGTGAAGTCGCAGATCTTCGGCGCCGCCGTGGACGCCTGGCTCGACGGCATCGCCGCGGTGATGAACAACTACGCGATCCCACGCCTGCTGAAGCTGAACGGGTTCAGCGTGGAGGATCCGCCCAAGCTGGTCCACGGCACCACCCGCCGGATGGACCTCGACGCGGTGACGCTGATGCTCGAACGAATGGCGCTCTCGGGTGCCGTCATCTGGCCCGACAACGACCTGCTCGCCGCGCTCTTCCGCGAAGCGGGCCTGCCGACGCCGGCGGCCGTGGAGGCGGAGAAGGCGGACACCGGGCCGGGTGTGGATGACATGCCCGCGCTCGGCAGGGCCTATGTCGCCGACGGGCACCTGCTGGAGCGATCGTTGGCGCGGACCTCATCGGAGGCCCTGCGCGAGTTCGGCGAGGAGGCGGCGCGGGCCTATGAACAGACCGTCCGCAAGGAGGTAACCGACGACGACCGGACCACGGCGCGCAGCGTCATCGCGCAGGTCGGCCTCGCAGGCTTCGCCCGCAAGCTGGCCCGTGAATGGTTCGGCCACTACGGAAAGGTCGCCGAACGCGTCATCTCCACCTTCAAGGACTCACTCGGCGCCGAGGGGCGCTCGACCGAGGTGGAGCTGACCGCCGCCAAGCGCGCGCAGATCCTCCGCGACGGGGGCCTGCGGGTCGGCATGCTCGACATCGAAGACCAGTTGCAGGACTCCATCTTCAAGGCCCTCGCCGACGCGCGGGAGGCCAAGGAGGGATGGAAGGAAGCCGCCGACCGGATCCGCAGCTACGTCCCGGCCGGGAAGTTCCACAAGGCAGGGTCGGCCTACCGGTCGCAGTTGATCGCCCGCACCGAGACGGCGAATGCGCAGCGGCTGACCTCGCTGGCGGCCTACGAAGCCCACCCGGAAGTGACCGGCGTTGAGCTGATGGACGGTCTGTTGGCGACCTCCGATGCCGAGTGCAAAGCGCGGAACGGCAAGAAGGTCAGCTTCGAGGAGGCGCGGGAGATCGCGGCGAAGGAGCACCCGCAGGGGACGCTTCAGCTCCTCCCGGTGTTCGGAGGCGGCGCATGAGCGCGACTGATCTGCTGATCTGGGGCGTCGTCGTCCACCTTGTCTTCGACTGGCTCGGCCAGAACGAGTGGATGGCGGTGAACAAGATGAAGCGCCGCCCGCGTGCCGTCACGGTGTACAGCGAAAACTCGCTGACGGGCGACGAATACCTCCTGCCAATGCGCGGCGAAGGGCCGTGGTGGGATCGCCACCCGGCGGCATATGTCCACGCCGGAATCCACGGCGCCGCCCAGCTCCTCGTCTTCCCCTGGTACGGGGCTCTCGCCATAGGCATCACCCACCTGATCATCGACACGCGCTGGCCGGTGCAGGCGTGGTCGAAGCTGATCCGGCAGACGCAACCGGACCCGAGCCACCTCCCTCTGATGGACATCGGCGCCGACGTGCGGATCTGGAACGACCAGGTGTGGCATATCGCGGTCGTCGCGGCGCTGGCGCTGCTGATCGGATGACCGTGGCCTTCCTCACCAAGGCCGAGCAGCAGACGGGCGCGATGGTCGCGCTCTACCCGCCGCGCGAGGTCGCCGAGGCGATCGCCCAGCCCGGCGGCGAACCGGCCGAGGAGCTACACCTGACGCTCGCCTTCCTCGGCGCGGCCGTTGACCTCGGCAATGTCGAAGCGCTGGCCACCGTCGTCGCCGGGTGCGCTGCGTCGCTGCCGCCGCTCACCGGCGAGATCGCAGGGATCGGCCACTTCACGGCCGGGCCCGAACCGGTCACCTACGTGTCGCCCGACGTGCCCGGGCTGCCCGAGTTCCGCCAGTGCGTGTGTGAGGCGATCACCGGCGCCGGCTTCCGGCCGTCGACCGACCACGGCTTCACCCCGCACATCACGCTCGCCTACGACCACACCGAGCCGCAGGTGCCGAATCTGGCGCTGGCCTTCAACGCGCTCTCCCTGGTGGTCGCCGGCGAACGACTCGACTTCCCCCTCATCGGCAAGAAGGCCCACGACAGGAGCGACATGCCCAGCCTCAAGACCCTCTTCCAGAAGCGCGCCGACGCCGGGTCCGCCGCGGCGCCGTCGAAAGCCACGAAGACCGAGAAGGTCGACAAGGCCTTCACGACCGAGCTGTGGAAGGACGACGCGGCGCAGATCGTCTACGGCGTCGTTATGCAGCCGGACGTCGCCGACTCACAGGGCGACATCGTCACCGCGGCGGAAATCGAACAGGCCGCCCACCGCTACCTCGCCGAGTCGCGCCTACAGGACGTGCAGCATTCCGAGGAGGCCGCAGGCGCCGTCCCGGTCGAGAGCTTCATCGCCCCGTCCGACATGGAATACCACGGCCGCCCGGTCCTGAAGGGCTCCTGGGTGATGGCCAGCCACGTCGCCGACGCCGACATCTGGCAGCAGATCGTCAAGGGCGAACTGACCGGCTACTCGATCGGCGGCACCGCCGAACGGGTCGACGCGGCCTAGCCCGCCATGCACTTCATCCCACTCCCGTCGGCTCGCTCGCGAGCCAAGGAGGCCCCATGCCCCAACTCAAGAGTCTCGACGTCGAGTTCGTGTCGCTGGTCGACAGGGCCGCCTGTCGTGACGCCGTCGAGCAGTCCGAACCCATGCGCTTCTACCTGTGGAAGCGCGACTCCGATCACCCGTCCGAAGGAGGACACCGCATGTCGAAACTGACCAAGGAGCTGATCGACCAGCTCGGCGACGCCGTCGAGAAGGCCGACACGCTACCTGCCCTCGTCGAGAAGGCCGCCGACTCCGAGCAGGCCGCGCTCGCGCTGGACGGCGTCGCCCGCCTGCTCGCCACCCACAAGGGCGACCTGACCCCGGAGATCGTCGCCGATGTCGTCAAGGCCGCAGGGCTGGAGCTGCCCGAGGCCGAGGGCCCGTCGCTGGAGGCCAAGAACGCCTCCGAGCTCGTCGCCGCCCTCAAGAAGGCGGGCGTCTCCAAGGACGCCGTCGCCGAGGTCGAGGCCGCGATCGAGAAGGCCACCGAGAAGGCCGAGCTGGAGAAGGCCGACCTGTCGCCGGCCGCCAAGGCCGCCCTCAAGAAGGCCGAAGACGCCACCGCTGCCGCCCAGAAGAAGGCGGACGAAGCGATCGCGAAGGCAGACGCCGAGCGCGACGCGCGCCTCGATAAGGAGTTCGTCGCCAAGGCCGAGGCCTTCGACTCGCTCCCGACCAAAGCCGACGACCTCGGACCGATCCTGAAGGAAGCCAGCGAGAAGCTGCCCAAGGAGTCCTACGAGGCCCTGGAGACGCTGCTCAAGGCCACCAACGAGGGCATCGAGAAGGGCGAGCTCTTCTCGACCGCCGGCGCCGACGGCGTCACCGAGCCGGGTGCGGACGCCTTCGCCCAGCTCAAGCAGAAGGCCGAGGAGATCCGCAAGTCCGACTCCTCGCTCACCCCGGAGCAGGCCCTCGAAAAGGCCGGGGACGAAAACCCCGAGCTGCAGGCCGCCTACCTCGCCGAGGTCCGCCGTTAGGCGGCCCCGGCCAACCCAGAAGGAGAACCTCAAATGGCCACCCAGCGCCTAGCCTCCCATCACCTCGCGACCGCCCCGGCGGGTGCCGACCTGTCGACGAAGCAGTTCCGCCTGGTCAAGCTGAACGAAGCCGGAAAGCTCGTCCTCGCCGGAGCCGGAGACATCGCGTTCTCCCTCCAGGAGAACGCCCCCGAAGGTGCGCAGGCGACCTATGCCAACGGCGGTGAACCGAAGGCAGTCGCCGGCGGGAACATCAAAGCCGGACAACTCGTCTCGGCGGGTGCGGAAGGCAAGCTCGTCGCCGCCACCGCGACCGTCATCGAGGAAGAAAAAGTCGAAGCCCTCGGCTCCCGCGTGATCGGACTCGCTGTCGAGGAGGCCGCCGCCGGCGAGCTCGCCCGTTTCCTCTCCACCCCGACCGCCGGGCGCGCGTAGCCCCGGCTGACCCCAGAAGGAGATAACGCTCATGAGCGCTGTCACGAAAATCAACAAGGATCAGCCGGGCCCGGCGGACCTCCACGTCGACCGCTGGCTGACGAACATGTCGGTCGGTTGGGCGCAGGACCCGCGCAAATTCGTTGCGCCACAGGTCTTCCCGATCGTCGGCGTCAACAACGCCTCGGACAAATACGGAATCTGGGACAAGGGGTCCTTCTTCCGTGACGAGGTCGGCCCTCGTCCGCTCGGTGGCCGCCCGCCGAGCGCCGGGGTGAATAAGTCCGAGGGCACTTATCTCTGCGAGGAGGAAGGCCTGGAGACCACCATCGACGACCGGACGCGCAAAAACGCGGACCAGCCGATGGACCCGGACAAGGCCGCCGCCAACCTGCTCACCACGCAGGTGATGATCCACAACGACCGGCTCTGGACCGAAGCGTTCTTCAAGACCGGGGTCTGGGGCCTGGACCTGAAAGGCAAGGCCAAAGAACCGGGCGAAGGCGAATTCCTGCAGTTCGACCAGTCGGGTTCGGAACCGATCGAATTCATCGACGAGAACCGCGATGAAATCGCCAGCACCACCGGCTACGAGCCGAACACGCTGGTCCTGGGTCGCGACACCTTTCGGAAGATCAAAAACCACCCGGAGGTGAAGGACGTCATCAAATACACCCAGCGGGGGATCGTCACCGCCGAGCTCCTCGCGGAGCTCTTCGGCGTGGATCGCGTCCTCGTGCCGGGTGGCGTCATCAACAAAGCGAAGGAGGGGGCCGCGGATGCCATCGACTTCATCGTCGGCCGCAAGGACATGCTCCTCGTCTACGCGGCGCCCGCCCCGGCGATCGACCAGCCCTCGGGCGGCTACACGTTCGCGTGGACTGGCCTGATCCCCGGCGAGACCAACGCGTTCGGCGGGACCATCCAGCGCGGCCGCGACGGGCTCGCGAGTTCCGACGTCATGCAGATCAAGGAGGCGTCCGACCAGAAAGTCGTCGCCTCCGAGCTCGGCATCTTCTTCGAGGACGTTGTCGCCTGATGGGCTACGTCGCCCGACAGCACCTCAAGTGGGGCGACGGGACGATCGCCCCCGGTGAGCCGGTGCCGGACGAGGAGGGGCGCAACTACGCGTCCCTCCTCCGTCTGGGCCAGATTGCTGAGGTCAAAGAGGCCGAGGAGATGTCCGACGCCGAGTTGGCCGAGGCCTACGAGGCCCTGAAGGCCGAGCACGCCGCATTGGTCGAGTCGGCCAAAGCTCTGGCCGACGAGGTCGCCGAGCTGCGCGAGCAGCCCGCGGAGACCGAGACAGAGACGCCCGGCGACGCGGCCGACGCCGAGAGTACCGGCGACGGCGAGTCGGAGTCCGACGGCGACCTCCCGCCGGATCCGGCGCCGCCTGTCGACGACGACCTGCTGTCGAAGGCCAAGCCCCTCGGCGGCGGCTACTACGAGTTGCCCGACGGCTCGAAGGTCCGTGGCCGCGCCGCGGTCGAGAAGGCCCTGGCCGACGCCGAGAGTACCGGCGACGGCGAGTAGCCCAATCCCCCATGAGTGCCCTGCGGCAACCCGGCCGTGGGGCGGAGAGGTAGTTCACGATGGCCGACTCCATCACCTTCGAAGAGGGCGACACGCTCGTCCTCAACGGCCTCCCTGGCCAGATGGCGAGCTTCGATCTGTCCACGAAAGAGGTGGACGAATTCACCGCGAAAACCACCCACGCCGGCGGCTACGGCGTGGCAGCCGGCACGGGCTATGAAGCCCAGACCGAGGAAGTGCCGAGCGCCGAAGACGGTGCGATCTCCCTCGCTAAACAGACCTGGGAAACCGGCGACGCGACCGACTGGCCCGCCGGCGTCAAAAGCTGCGTGATGTCGGTCGGCGCGAAACTGATCGCCGCCTGGAACCTGCAGGCAGGCGGAGCCGCCCGCGTCATGAACGCGGCGAACACCACCGAGAGCTTCACCCCGACCGTCCGTGCGAGGGCAGCCGGATGAAGCGCCAGACGCTTCTCGCACTCGCCCTCTTCGTCGCGGCGCTGGTGATCGCCCCGGCCGTCGTGGTCGGGGCAACGAACCAGCAGGAACGGGACCGAAATCAGGACGCGCGCGTCACCCAGCAGGGGAAGAACCTCTGGGCGGCGGTCGCGAGGATTGAAGGTCGGATCGCGGCCCTCGAAGCCCGCGCCCCAGTGCCCGGACCGCAGGGTCCCACAGGTCCGCAGGGCGAGCCCGGGCCATCAGGTCCCGCCGGGGCGGTCGGGCCGCAGGGGCCGCAGGGGCCGCAGGGCATCGCCGGGCCGCAGGGCCCTGAAGGCCCTCGCGGCAGCTCCGAACAGCCCGTCGAAGAACCTCCCCACGAAGAACCGACGCGCTCGCTGCACTGCTTCCCGGACCCGAGCGCCTGCGGCTACCCGGACCCCGGCACCGTGGGCGTCCCCGCGGGCACCGCGCTCCGCAAGGTCGGCGAAATCACCGTCAAGGCCGGCCAGACGGTCTCGGGAGTCGAAGCCACGGGCGTCATCTTCACCGGCAGTGGAGGCAAGCTGGTGGACTCGGTCGTGAAGCCCACCGCGGGAGGCGGCGGCACCACCGGGGTCAGCCTGGCCCAAGGCGCCGACGATGTCACGATCGAAGACTCCGAGCTGGCCGGGAACGGGTCGAAGACGAACGCGCCGCAGTCGAACGTGTGGAACCACTACGCGAACTCCGGCTTCAAGATCATCAGATCCTTCGTCCATGGCACCCCCGACAACATCGAGGGGCCGGTGACGATCGAAGGCTCCTACGTCATCGTGGACGCCTCCTATCCGGGCAACCACTCCGAGAACGTCTATCTCTGCGACGAGGACGCGACGGTCAGGGACTCGACGCTGCTGAACGAACACGGCGAGACCTCACTGATCTTCGGGGACTGCTCGAACAACCACGTGGTGGTCGAAGACTCGCTCCTGGCCGGCGGCGGCTACATGCTCGGCTGCAACGCGAAGTCGGCGACGACCGGCTCCTGCACGATCGTGGACAACCACTTCTCGAGGGCCTACTTCCCGGGCTACGGCTACTACGGCCTCGCCTACACGCTCGGCAAGGAAGTGACCTGGTCGGGAAACGTGGACGACGACACCGGAGCCGTCATACCGAGGCCATAGGCGCAATGGCCACCTACACCTTCTTCGGGACGACGGACCCGCCCTCATTCGGGGGCGCCGCCGTGACGGGAGATGCGACCGACTACACGTTCGGCGTGGCCTTCGAAGTCCTGGTCGAAGGCAAAGGCAAGGCGGTTCGCTTCTACTTCCCGAAGAACGCCGGCGCCACGATGACCTGGCCGGTGAAGGTCGGGATCTGGGAGCGCTCGACCGGGGACCTCATCGGGGAAGGGCTATCGGCGGTCACGGAAGAACCTGCGGCGTCCCAGTGGGTCGAAGCGGCGATAACCGTCCCGCCGACCCTGAAACCGGGGAACGTCTACGTGGTCGGCTACCTGCATGACCGGCTGACCGGCGGCCCCGCCTACTGGGCATTGGCGCACTATTTCGCCAAAGCGGCCGAAGTGCCGGGGATCATGATCGCCCCGAAAGGTGGATCGGTCCCCGGCGGGAACGGGCGGTTCAAGGTCGGCGCCGCGCTGGCCATGCCCTCGGAACAGTTCAACGAAACGAACTACGGCGTCGACGTCGTCTTCGAAGTAGAAGGGGAAGAAGAGGCCGAACCGGTCGAATATGACGACGCCGGATCCTGCGCGATCCAGATCTCGGGTTCCGGCGCCGACGCCGCGCTGGCCGAGGACGCCGGGGTCGGCTACCTCACCCTCACGGGCTCGGGCAGCGACGAATTCCGCTCCAGCTCTGAGGATTCCGGCACTGCGGTGATGGCCCTCGTCGGGACCGGCGCGGAGGCGTTCGGCGCCTCGGACGCCGACTCAGTGACCTTGACCTTCGACATCACCGGGACGGACGCTCTGGAGGCGGAGGATGCCGCTGACGGCGCACTCGCGCTGGTCGGCACCGGGATCGACAGCTGGCACGTCGTCAGCCCCGAACTACCGCCCGTCGACCGCCCGACGAGACTCGTGCTCGGAGGGCGCGCGCCCTCCCTCGCCTTGGCGGACCGCGCCCCGACGATGGTCCTCGCCGACCGCGCCCCGTCCCTGATCCTCGCCCCGCACGACCCGGAGGTAATCCTCGATGGCTGAACCGAAACTGTTCGAGGGCGACACCTACCCGCCGATCCGAGGCGCGGCGCTTGAGACCGACGGCGAATCGCTGATGGACCTGAGCGGCGCCGACGAACTTCTCTTCCTCGCCGTGGCCGCCACCATCGGGGAAGTGATCGAAGGAGAAGCCGAAGCGCTCTCCTCCGAAGACGCCGAAGCCAAAGCCGACAAAGCCTCCCCGCTGGGCTACAACTGGAAATACGTCCTGGCGGCCGAAGACACGGCGTCGGGCTCGGCGGACACCTACACGTCCTACCTGAAGGTCGTCATCGACGCCGCCTCGACGCCGCCCAAGGAGTTCTGGGTCGAAGGCGACGAGTTCACGATCCACCCGGCACCGGGGTCCAAAAAATGAGGCGCCCGCGCAAGGGCGCCCGCGCATCCACTGCGGCGCCGCTGACGACGGAGACCTTCGCCGCAGCGAGCGCAGATGAATTACAGGCGGTCCGGTTCGAAGTCGGAGACCTCGACGCCGACGCGCCGGCGCTGACCGACGCCCAGATCGAATTCGCGCTGGACGCCGAGGGGAGCGTGAAGGGCGCCGCCGCGGCCTGCCTGGAGTCGCTGTCGCGCCGCTACGCGCAGCTCGCCAACGTGTCGACGGGCGACCTCAGCATCTCCTACACGGGCTCCTCCGAAGCGCTCGCGAACTGCGCCGCCGAACTCCGCTCCAAGATCGCAGGGAACAACGCCGCGCCGTTCGCCGGCGGCATCAGCCGCTCCGACAAGGCCGCCCGCCGCGAGGACGCCGACCGCGCACAGCCCGCCTTCCGGCGCCGCCAGTTCGACAAGCACCGGATCGACTGATGGCCATCCCCGGTTTCTCCCAGGCGGCCGTGGACGCCGCCGTCAAGCCCCTGCTGGTCGAGCCCTGCCATGTGCTTACCCGCGCCGAAGCCGACAACGGGATCGGCGGGCGGACCGTCGTCTACACCCGTGGTCCCGAACTGCGCTGCGCGCTCGGTCCGGCGGGTGGGGGAGAGGGTGTCAGCAACCCCGGAGACCGCATCGACGACCGCACGACCGACTTCATCGTGCTGCCCGCCGGGACCGAGATCAGCGAGCGCGACCAGGTCGAGACGACCGACCACGGTCGCTACGAGGTCATCGCCGTCAGCCGGCGCAGTATCGAGCTCGGCCGGGAGCTGCACTGCATCGTGGCCACTGGCGACATCGAGATCGAAGACGAAGGGGAAGGCTGATGTCGGTCGAACTCACCAGCCGCATCGGCGAGATAACGAAGGGCGCCACCCTCCGCGGCCGCGACCTCGTCACCCGTACCTGTATGGAGGTGGAGGCGGGCGCCAAGCGCAACCTGGTCGAGAACGGCTCGGTGGTCACCGGCAACCTCGTCGGCAGCATCGAGGCCGACACCGACGGCTTCGAGGGTGAGGTCGGGACCGCGGTCACCTATGCCCCCTACGTCGAGTTCGGCACGGGCGAGCGCGGCGCCGCCAGTGAGTTTCCGGGCAAGCCCGATTTCCTGACCTACTCCGAGGACTGGAAAGGGATGTCCGCGCGCCCGTACCTGATCCCGGCGCTCGAGGCGGCGCGCGAGGGCTTCGAGATTCGGGCCGGGGGGATCTACCGGTGAGCGCGACGCCCGATCCGATCCGCGCCGCGATCGGCGGCCTCCTCTCCGGCGACGAAGCGCTGTGCGCGCTCGCGACCGGCGGCGTCCACCACGGCATGGCGCCGCAGACCGCCGACTACCCCTTCGTCGTCTTCCACCGGCAGAGCGGCGTCCCGGTCTGGTCGATGCGCGACTTCTGGCGCAACCAGGTCTGGACGGTCAAGGGCGTCTGCCGTGGAGGGGACGCGGCGCCCGCAGAGGCGATCGACGCCCGCTGCGAGGAGCTGCTGAACGACGCGACGATGGACATCGAAGGCGCTCGCCTGATGTACCTGCGGCGCGAGAGCGACATCCCCCCGCTGCCCGCGAGCGCCGACAATGGCGGGATCGTCTTCCAGGTCGGCGGCATGTACCGGATCCACGCGGAACCGACCCCATGAGCCGCACCACCGACATCCGCCGCGCGCTCGCCGCCGCCGTCGAGGAGATCGCGCCCGAAGCGCGCGCCTTCTCCGCCGGCTCCAAGTACGCCGAGGGCACCGAGACCTTTGCCCTGCGCGTCCTCGTCGGCGACCCCGAAGACGAGGCGACGATCGAGCGGCTCGACGCGATGCTCGACGACGACGGCGAGCTGTCGATCAGGGCCGCGCTCGACGCCGACCCGACCCTCGGCGGCGCCGTCGCCAGCCTCTTCGTGGCCCGCCACAGCGGCCACCGCATCTTCCCGACCCCGGCCGGGCCCGTGCTCGGTGCCGAGTGGTCGGTCGACGTCACCTAACCCCCAACCCCGAAAGGGCCACATATGGCGAAGGAGACCTACGAGGTGGGTCCCGTCTCCGTGTTCGACCACGCGCCGGGCACGAAGTTCGAGGCCGACCTCAACCCCGTCCAGCGGGCGCGGCTGCTGAAGAGCGGCGCCCTGAAGACCGTCACCCCCGCACACGCGGACGGTGGAAAACCGGCTGCGCCGAAGGGCGGCGTTCTCGCCGCGCCTGCGGGCGGCGAGAAGAAGGAGTAGCCAAAATGGGGAAGCAGATCCTCAGAGACGTCACCGTGAAAGTCAACGGCGTGGACTTCTCGAACTACGTCCAGCAGGTCGGCGTGCCGCAGACCACCGAAGTTCAGGACGTCACCGGCATGAAGGCCAAAAGCAAAGAAAAGCTGCTCGGAATCCCCGACGGCCAGATCACGGTGACCCTGTTCCAGGACTTCGCCGAATCGAAAGTCGACGCGACGCTCTCGGCCCTGGTCGGGTCGAACGAACCGTTCCCGGTCGTCGTCATCCCGAACACGGGTGAAGTGTCGAAAACCAACCCGGCCTACGCCAGCGCGGGGATGGTGCTGCCGAACTACAACCCGATCAACGGGTCGGTGGGGGCCGCGTCGACGACGGACGTGACGTTCGAAAACTCCGACGAAGACGGCATCCAGCGTCTCGAAAAAAAAGAAGAAGTGGAAGCGCTGGAATCCTAGATGGCAGACAAGGACACCTCCGTCATCGAGAAGCCCGAGGCGAAGATCCTCACCGAGGAGGAGATCGC